GGACTGTAACTCCAGGTTTCGTTACAGAAGGATCAATCGAGTCATCAGCATGGATCGTGTAATGATGGCAAGCATTACCCTGTCCTGGTTCGTCTGTGACTCGAATAACAAGAGCCTCATTCAACCCACTCACTTTGTGGTTAGTTAACTTTCTCATGGTACTCTCTTAAGGACTTAGTTAGTTGGGCAATACCGATCTGGACTTGCAAAATTCAAGATAGGCAGTCCAGGAAACCCTATACAGCGGTTTGGATGCTCCGGCAGTCCTGCAATCCACTGCTGGCAATAGCCCCGAATCGATCCAGTTTTGAACGCTTCTGCGATCCACCTGCATCTTTGCGGCTATGTCCTGCTTCGTGAGGTATTCTCCTTCTAGCCATTCCATGACCTCATGTATTTCGATCCGACGCATTGCTCTAGGGCTCGTAAGTTCGAGATAAGCTGTCAAATCGAAGTCTTGCGGTCGACGCATCGCTAGCAGCGCTAATTGCCTGGCTTCCGGCCACTCAGCTCTATTCTGAAAAGGACCGCTGTTGCACTCCCAGCACAGGACGAGCACGGCGTAGGCTTTGTCGAGAGCCTTTTGCCGATGCGATCCCGATGCTATCTCATGAACAGCCAGTTCGGTCATTTGAGACATCTTCCCGCGACGGTTCGATGGAGAGCATCCGCAGTTCTCGCACAAGCCTACATCAGCGACGAGCTGCTGCCTGAACGGTCTAGCCTCGGTCTCTCGCTTCCTGCGAATAGTACTCCTGTTTTTCACCGCCAGTTCCTTTTCTGAATGTTTCTTCCGGACACCAACCAATAAACCTACCGCATTTCGAACACTCGGTTCTGACCTGCCCAGGACGCGAATCTACGGTAAAGCTCTTCCACACGGATCTATCAATACCGCAACCACATGATGCCTTGGGCTCAATCTCTGATTGCGGTTCGTCAAAATGGCACGTCGTCATTATCGCGCTGCGAGCTTCCTCGCGAACTACGACTAGACGAACCTCCTTGCTGTTGCTGCTTACGATTGAACTTAAGCTTAAAGTACTTCTTTGGACTGCCGTCTGGGTTTTTCTTGACCTTCGATTCGTTGACCCATCCGTTTATCCAATACTCAACACCATCAATCATCGCGGTTCCACGAAAATCACTATCCTGTTTCCCTTCACGTTTTTCATCGTTTCGGGACAACATTCCTTCATTGTCTTTTTGTTCGTAGTTACTCACTGCTATCGAACCTTTCTTTGTTGGTTTTTAGTTGGTGGCATTCTTTGTGTACCACTTGAAATTTAGAACTGTCTTCGCAGGTCAGTCTGTCGAGAAATGTGATAACATCGCCTGAGCATTTAAGAGATCCGCAACGCTCGACGTGATCCAACTGCATTTCCTCTCGATAGTCGGAGTCTCCGCAGATGGCGCATCTGTAGACCTTCTTTTCTTTGCCAGTCTTATGGTTAGTTCGAGTCCCACACTCAGCCGCTTTCATGGCAAGCTGAGCTGGCTTCCAATACGCAAACGCTTTCCTGAGTGCAGATCTTACTTTTCCCCAGTACTGTGCTTCGGTCATGGTTCCAGCCGCGCGAGGTCTAGGAACCTTCGGATTTTTTACAGGCTTCTTTTTCGGCATCCAGTAATTCCTCAAGTTCTAGTTGATAATCACCGCAGGACTCAGCCAGCAGTTGCATTGATGGCTTTTGCCCATCCTGATCGCACAGCATTGGCAAGCCCTTCATGAGCCTTGCCTGCTGGCACTTGGCGTCTCCTGGCTCTACGGCTACGCATGTCAAGGGACGAGTGTCGTAGATCGAACATTTGCATGAACTATCCAAGAACGGGCACTGAAGACTATCCATGTCGTACAGGTAAACAGCCTTGGCTCTCTCACGGCATCGTAATAGTCAGCCTCGACTATCAGTTTTTGACAGCAAGCTCCGCAGTTGTCGCAAACAAAGTTTTCAAACGGAGGAGTCATTACTCTGAATCGCCTTCTGACGTTGCTTCCAACTCTTTGATGTAAGCTTCGTCCTGCTGCTTTTTTGACAGCTTTGTTATGTCCATCAAGTAGTCGACCAATGCAATCTGAGCGCGATGAAGGGAGATCGCTACGATGTAGACTGTCTTCTCTTGATCCTCTCCTCTCGGAGGAATCTTCGCTGTGAAGAACATGGCAGAATGCTTTCGGTTGTACCGCAAAGCTTCTAGCTGATTATCAAACACTTTCTCTTGGACTCGATACATACCAATACCTTTCTAAAACAACAAACCACTAATGGATGGCTGCCGGCCAGCCAACAAACTTGTACCGTAATCTAACTGAAGGACCAGGACCGTCATTTTCACGCGACTATTCATCAATAACACCAAGCTCAGCAAGCAAGATAAGATCGCGGCGAATCTGCCTCTCCGAAATTGGATCTCCTATTCGTAGGTTGAACAGGTCAACCACCTGTTGTATATCGCAAGTTCCTTCAGCCTCCACGATTCCAGCAATCATGAATAGTCTTTTGACCTGCTTAAACGCTCTGCGATTTGACGTGTGAGCCCTTTTGTGAATGCTCATTACAACGCCCTCAGCAGTTCTATCCACACATTTCCGCTAGTGAGCATTTCCCGCATGTCCTTGAATTGACTTGGGATCATAACTCCAACGGACCTACCGCCTAGCTCTTCGGCTACTTTCTTCATACCAAACCATCCAGGGTAGCAGAATGCACAACCCTGGCAGGTTGCAGGACAGCTAGATACGGTGCCGCGTTTACTTGGATTCTCGTCTCGTTCGCCAACAACGATGATTCTCTTCTCGGGGCAACACTGACGAATCATCTTTGAAATCCAGTGACCACCATGAACGTTAGAGGCGCGACCGATCGCGTTTAAGTTTTGGCTTTCACAAGCTGCTACGTCACTCCCTCCCTCAACAACGAACACCGGACCGGGATGTGTGTACCAAGTAGGGACATAGAAGATTCCAGTGGTACCGCCAATGTTAGTTCGTTTAACACCATCGGCGTATCGTCGCACATAACCTATACATCTACCGTCGTTGTCGCGGCTTGGCCAACTCGAAAACTCTTTGCCATTCCAATCGTCCCAGCCTATGCCAACTCGCAACGCCTCCAGCGATTCGACCGATACTTTCAGTTGATCCGCCAATTCGCAACGCTTGTCGTGAGCCTTTTCATGGTTGAACATTTTCCTGCACTCTTCGGTCCAGTCAGCTTTTTTCTCTACTGGCTTAGGTGGAGGGATTGGCGGTAGTGGATCGGACATTTTGTGTATCCAGCCACCAAGCCGACCTTTGTCGGGAAAATCGGACCCGACGCGCATGCACTTAACCGCAGTTCCATCCGTTGTTCTGGTGCAATAGTCAGGTCTTTTGCACACCGGACATGGCTCAGATAGACTAACGCGAACCCACTTGTTTTCGGTCATTGGTTGCCACCTTCGATCTCAGCCTTGCGAGCCTTGTATTCTCTGCGAAGCGAGCTAAGTAGTCTCTCGTCTCGCATTAGAAAATCATTGTTCTTTCGAATGTTGATTACATCGCCAACTTGCTGCAACTCACCAATGCTCTTGGCTTCCTTAATCAAAGATTTCCAATCTTCGCCAGCCTTGCGATAGGTCTCACCTATAATTGCGGAAGCCTGTTTCTTAGTCATCTTCTTGGTTTCTTTTCGAGTCATTCCAAATTGATGATAAAGAAAGCTTTGCTGTCCTTTGGTGATCGGCTCCAGGAATCTATCAGGAGTACTCTGAAACTCAGGACCGGAGAACAGGTCAACATCTACAGCCATGTAATCGGCTTTGTCAGCCTTAGTCTTAGTGAGCAGTCTTTGCCGTCTCTCCGCCTCTTTTCGAGCGGCTGCCTCAATCCTCGACTGCTTGGCTTTCTCCGCAAGCTGCTCTATGTCTACAGTCTCTCCCGTCTTGGTGGCGATTCTAACCGCTTCTTCGAGGTCGATTGGATCGATTGCATCGCCAGCCAGAACATCAGCCACACTGACAAGCTTTATCTCTCCCGAGTTTCCAACGAAGTCGAGTATCACACAGTAAGGCTTGCCGCTTGCGGCAATTGCAGCCTTTCGCTCTTCGGGTGTTTCTGGACCGTCAACAACACCAGGAAGCGGTCTTGTCCCTCTCCCGATAATTTGGAGGTATAAGCTTTCGCTCTTTGTTGGTCGGCAGTTGGCGATGAACTCAGTAGCAGGAGCATCGAACCCTTCGGTGAACACCATACAATTAACAAGTACCGTTAAGTCTCCACGGTTGTATCGTTCAATCAGGTTAGCGCGTTCTACTGGATCAGTGTCGTCGACCACAACCCCAGCTTCCACACCATGGGACGCAAAACAAGCAGCCAGTTTTTTCGCGTGATCCTTTCCGGCCGCAAAGACCAGTGTGGGCTTTCCCTTAGATTCTTCGATCGTTGGTTTAACGATCGCATGAAGCCTAGCTTCCTCTTCTTCATCGGTTCCCAGAAAAGCGGCTTCAACCTGCCCTTCATTCAACTTTCCAGCTCGGACTTCGACCTTGCTGATATCAAGACCTTCGACAGTAATAAACTTCTGCCGTATGGGGCATAGCCACCCTTCGTCGATAGCCTGGCGCAACTCCATTGTGAATGCGACACTCTTGCAGATGTTATGCAACCCTTGCTTGTCTGCTCGTTTTGGCGTGGCTGTTACGCCTAGCAATTTGATATTTGGATTCTGCTCAAACCATGCAAGTACGTTGCGGTTCGATCTTGCGGTGAAGTGGTGGAATTCATCACCGACTATCAGCCCGAATTCCATAGGATCGAATCGGGTAAATCTCTTGACTTTACCATCTTGGCAAACATCACAACCCTCACCGAAACACTCTCGGCATTTGCGAGTAGAGTTGAGTGTCTGAACAGAAGCAACAACAACATCCTCATTGCCGATGGCATGTTTGCCAGCCATTTCCATGCCGCTAGTAAGACCGGCTCGCTGGGCGTGTCCTATGGCTTGCAGAATCAATTCACGTCGATGCGCGATAAGTAGAATCTTCCCCTGCTCAACTACATCCCATCGTCTCATTGTCTCAGCAAAGCAGACGGATTTTCCAAGTCCGGTCGCCATATTGAGCATCGTAGAGTTGACAGTTTTCCATTGCTCATAGACCGCATCTACCGCAGCTAATTGGTAAGGACGCAATCGAATAGACTTGTTCAGCGTCTTTGAAATCTGTTGCTGAACCTGCTCGTCGGTCAGTTCTTCGAATAGGAAAGTCATGGCACCCTTTCAACGAATCTACTGTTGGTCCGCGAACTCTTTTTTGAACACTGGAAGAAACCCGGACTGCCTGCATCGCTCGCACCCCTTACCGCTGCAAGCTGAGCAGTCCGCATAGTACAGGGATGATTTCAAAATCTGCTTCAGTGCCGTGATCTGCGAACTAATGGTTTGAAGATCTATCCATTGACCGCCATGCTCCTGCTGTCGCTTCTTAAGATCGTTGAGCATTTGAGTGAGCGTTTTGACGTGGGCGGCTATCGGTCCATCCATCTGTCGCGGATTTGGTCGAGAGTCCTTGCCATCGCTTTTTGGTTGCTCTTCAGGCAACTGTTCATCTTCATTTACAAGCTCTCCGACCACCTTCCTGACGGCGTTTTTGTAATCATTCGCCGTAGGAGTCCTATTTTCTTGAGCAGCCTTCTCAACGGCTTGCTTAACCACTTCGGCTTGCTGCTCGGCGGGTGCTTTTGCAACCTCTCTTAGCTGGCTTTCCTTCTTTGGTAGGATAGGTAGTTTTTGTTGACAATTTGGCGACACTTCCTCGACTACCGCCGCCGATAAATTTTCGACAACCTCAGCCGACTTCATGTAGCGGTAAGCTGTTGACCTATCCAGATCGAATCTTTCCTTGCAAAACGATGCGAACGAGCTATGCGTTTCTTTGTAAATCTCCAGGCTGTTGACCTTCAACAACTCCCTCCCGACCACATGAAGAGCGGGTAGGTTTTGGTCGATAACCTCGCAGGCGCGTATGTGTTCTTTTCGTTTTCTCTCTAGCTCAATACGTTCTATCACGCTCATGCCAACCCCCTTTGATTCGAATTAACAGTGGATCTGCTTGGAATTGAACCAAGTCTAGCCTATTCCCTTTTCGACTGTCCCACTTGCCTAATCAGCTACTTACTACCAGATCCATTTGCTCTGCCGATGATCCGACTGAGCAGTACAGTGGACTAGATCGCTTCGAGAACTAGAGCGTCTGGCAGCTCTTCCTTCATGCGCTCGACGAGATCCTTGATGACCATTCGACGCGCATCTACCAAACTATCGCCTACTGGTTGAATTTGGATGATTTCGTTTGAAACATCAACGTCAACAGCGACTTCAATAAGGCACGGAGACGAAGGAACGTTTCCGTACAGGTTCATCGAAAACACAATAGTCTCTGGAATGTCTCCATGAGACGATTGCGCCAAAGCTTCAACAGAACGACCCAACGACTCTCCAGCATGACCGACGGTTCTCGAACCATCGCTTTTTCGACGAAAGTCCAGCGTCTTGAACACCGAAAGAATCTTCGCGTCACAAGTTCCGGCTAACGTAGTTCGCAGTGCATTGACGACCTGACCTTGCGAACGAGGTCTTGAAATCCATTGCTGCAAGTCTTCGTACGCTCTGGTTTGCTGGTACGTAAATGTAGCATCGCTCGCAAGGTGCTTGACCTCACGATTAGCACGAACCACGATGCAACTCCCTTGGACAGTTACAACAATCGGCTCGTTGCTTCGCTTGCTACACCAATCGAGCAGGCTACTGATAGACGCCACTTTGTCGGATGGTTTGACAGGATCTTTTTTAATGACGCGAGTTGTCAATCCATCGACTAGCAATACTTCCCCTCCTGGCAGTTCTAGCAGCTTTGGATCGACGCTCGCCTTAGCTTGATCGACAATTGTTTCGTAAAGTTCTTTGAGCATTGTGTTGCTTTCTGAAATGTTGGTATGGATGAAAGGTGCCGGTTACGTCTCCGGCGCGGAGTTCCACCGCCCGTGTGCATTTCGGGTCGTAAAGTGACGATACCGATTACTCCACGTTTCTGCCTCCGTGGATACGAGCTGTCAGATTTATCCTACTGACTCGGATTACTCTTCAAGGTCCAACGTTTGCTGGCTTACGCTTCCGAGAGACTCTGGGTTGTAAACCAGATGACCACCTTTGCGAACCGCCATTTTGTAGACCTTGGATTTTCTCTTTGGTACCGAATCCGATACCAGCAATTGAACGTCGCAATCGTCCAAGAATCCGTCAGCATCCAAAACAGGCTTGACGGTCAATGACAAATTGACAGTACGCTCTTTCTTATCTCCAGGACGATCTTCACAATCCTGGATTACTCGCTTAAGCGCTTGCTCGAATGCGATGGCGATTCGTCCGCCATCAATTTCCGCAAGCGACTTTAGTTGAAACTTCTCTACGACGGCAGACAATTTGTTTAGCCTTATGAAAGACCCAGCCATCCACGCGGGATACGCTTCACGCGGCTGGGCAACTAACAATCCCTGATTCACTTGAGCGACTCGGCTGAATCACTGCCCATCCTATCGCTAGGAATTCTACTTCGCGGGTGCTCAACCGCTCTCGAACTAGCTATTTTGTGACGCGCTGCATCGCCGCGTCAACTTTGAACTAGCCATACCCAGATGGTTGCTGCCGGGGCTTACCTTTTGCCCGTCTCGAGTACGTATTGCAACCAACATCGCGTCCCCGAACCCCTTCCAATTCGAGGACTTCCGGTGGCTGATTGAATCTGCAAGAGCAAATAATCAAAAGTACAATGAACATCAAACAGGCTCACTTACAAACGTTTGCTTCTTTACCAGCTTTTCGACAATCTCAGCCACGTAGATTTTAGTGATCTCTGGATTACTTCCGGCAGCAGCTACAACTTGATCCTTCATCGATTCGTCTACGATGTGAACTGAACAAGGTGGTCTACCAGCTTCACTAACAAACGGTTGATCTGCAATTATGGCAAACTTTTTCATTGGATACTCCATCCTTGACCAGCCATCCGTGGCTGGTGCTTCCGTGTTGAATCCTCACTCTTCCGATGAATATTCTTCCGTGCTAGAAGACTCTTCCTTGTCCGGTGCTTCTGCACCAACCACTTCGCCGTCTGCGATAATCACAGCACAGCGCTCCTCGTCCTCCTTGGATCGTGTAACCAACTCGATCAAAAGCTGGAAGTCATGTTCCTTGGCTGCCGCTTCCAGGGCGTCCAGGGTGTCATTGTCCAGATCGCTTCCGTGCTGGCAAACAAGCAATCTGAGCTTTGGATTGAGAGCCATTCCGACCTTGACGCTTGCCATAATCCGCTGACTGGTCGAAGCTTGCTCAAACGGTAGTCCGTCCATAAGCAAACCATCTTCGGTCAACTCCATTCCTGGCATCGGCCATTTAGCCTTCGCAACCGCTTCAGCGCGTTCCTCCTTGATTTCTGTAAGTCTATCGGACAACTTCTGGTATTCGCCCCGACTCTGCTTGAGCGATGCCTCAAGCTTAGCGAACGCCGCGTTGGCTCGAACCTTGGAGTTAGTCTCGTCAACCTTGGCTATCTTGGCTTTTACTGCCGATATCTCTTCCGCAGGATCAGGAAGCGACTTGAGTGTTTCTGCTGCTTTTGCCTCTCCCTTTTCCACGGCAACTATCTTAGACTTCGTTTCCTCTAACCTCCGCGTTAGAACGGCAATTTCATCGACCAGCGAATCTGCTTCTTTGCAAAGCTTTTGATTCTCCTGGTGAAGTTCCCTGGCAAGTTTTTCGACCGATTCACGCTCCTTAGCCCTGCCATGCAACCCTTCAAGCTCTGACAACAATTCAGATACCTTGACCTCTTCTGCTGGCGCATCGTCGTATCGCTTAGCTGCTTCGTGCTGAGCCGCCAGTGCTTTACCTTCACGACCAAGAACAGTTCGCTCATCAAACAACTTGGCGTATTCCTTGTCGAACTTCGACAAATCAAGACCCAACAACTGCTGAACAAGAGTAGCCTTTTCCTTAGGCTTCATCTTTTCAAACGCCAGTGGATCAAACGCGCGAAGAGTAAATAATCGCTGAAGCAGCTTGCGCGGTTCAGGAGCCTCTTCGCCTGACGAGTCCAACACTCGGAATTCCTCAACAACTGCACCGGACGGCTTTTGTCTCATGGACAACTCCACAGTGATTGACTTTGATTCCATCAGATCGGGATCCCCAGTTAGTTCAACAGTAACCTTGCCCTTTCTCTCTCCCTTGCGAAGAGCAATTTCAGGGTAGTCCACCATTCCAGACTTTCCGGCAAGTGCCATAACTAGCCCTGTAAGCGCTGACGACTTGCCTTGACCATTGGCACCGCCAACCAGGAACAGATGGCGTCCAGCCAAGTCGAACCTGATGTCCTTAACGCCCAGTACATTGTGGGCTTCGTACTTGATTACTTGCATTTTTAGTTCTCCGGTTACTTGAATTCCAAACGTTCAATGGACCATTGCGGATTCGAACCGCACTCACGGGCGCTGAGTCCCGTTTCAACTAACTTCTCGACGAGTCGCGATCATCGCCTACACTTGTTTCGTTGCCTTCTGGTCGCTAAACCAGCCGAAGCATTAACCACTATGCTAATAGCCCATGTTGTCGAGGATTTACCGCGCCTCGACCCGCGTTTAGGCATTAACCGAAGATGCCTTCGTGGTGTGTTGCAAGACCAGCCTGCCAATCCGTACCAATCCCGGTGAGTTGTTTTCGCTGTTTTTTCTCAGCGTCAATTTCCTGTTAGGCTGGCAATTGAATCAGCCGCAGATTTCGACGTTTTAGGCCCGTACATTACCTGCAAAAAACCCGGCCAGTTGATCGGGCAGGAGTCACTCATCGGGTTTACAGCCAGCCCTTGACATATCTGGCTCGAAGTGCGCCAGCTCTTTCGGCACTTACGCCCTTCCTCAACATTAACAACGGGAAGGAGTGTTGTTTCACTTGATATCGCTGCCGGCTTCGTTCCACTGACGTTCGAGCGACTTCCATTGATCGAGTGTAGTCACGTCAATTTCAAACGCATTTCGCATGAACTGCGCCGCGTAGCGATTGGATCGTTCGTGATCAGCTCCCGCACCAAGTCCAATGCAAGCTAAATTGCAAAGCCATGTCCACGCGTAGTCGCTGTCCGAGTGGATAGCATCCTTTAGATCGGTCAACGGATTTGACTCGTCTTCGATTTTTGTGTAACCGCTTTCAAACGCCTCGGCCGGAGACCAAGATTTGTACCCGTCTTCGTAGACAACGAAGTATCCTCCTGGCTGCGGCTTGTGCTTGTCGACGTACTCTTTATCGACCGAAAACCGCTCAAACTCATTGTCTTCCGGAACAATAACCGTCGTATTCTCGTCCGATAGCACTGATTGAATTTTCAGTGCTCGAACAATCTTGTGGCTTTTGTAACGTGGCAACTCTTTAGTTGTCATGGAAATAACCTGTAATCAAAAGATGAAGTAACTTACTCAGGGCATTCACGTAGCGCCTTGAGTGCCTTTTCCAACAGTTCAATGCACTGCCCAATATCTCCACGGACGGTGCAATAGTTCAGCGTTACGGGAAGATGCTCGCCGCCTCCAATGCTGATTCGAAGAACCTTATGTTCATCGTCGGGCAATTTTCTACAGTGGACTCCATTCGATCCCTTCCAAACGCAGATAGGCTCTTCGTTCAACTCTCCGGACGCTATGGAACTCGTTCCTTTAGCGCCCATCCTGTCCGCCTTGCCTCTAAGTGCGTTCAAGAATTCTTCTCGCAGCGAATGACTGCCGTTGTCATGCGATTGCATCTTACGCCTTTTCCCTTGGTGAAAGTTCTTTTCGTCGCTGAGCGATCAATCCTCTCAGCTCGTTAATCGTCGAGGCATTTTTTAACTGCCCATCGCCAACAATCTCGTCTAAACGAGTGCTGCACTTCTCTATCGCAGCCATGTTCTTTGCTGCCATAACAGTGGTTATTACGTTGTTCTTGAAAGCGTCTTCGTCTTCGTATATCTGCTTCAACGTTTCGACATACTTGGAATCGTCAAACTTGCCAGTGAACACATCGGCAGAGAAGCCAAGCAAGCTTAACGCCTTCGATCGAGTATTGGTCACAAGCTTCTTAAGTGTTTCTTCTCCGGCCTCGTATTCATCGTCGTTCAGTATCTCGAACGACACTTGCTTTCCGTCAAGCGGATAGAAGAACTCAGCCCTCAATATGATTGAGTGACAGACAAACTCCCCTCCAGCATCCTTGCAGTGCAGCGGCACTACCTGATAGGTGATGTTTCGCATACCCCATCGATCGCCATACGGTCCCCAAAGCGATGTGGCTTCTCGCAATTGATAATAAGCATCAATTGTCGTGTACTTACGCTTGCCATAGCTAACAAGCTTCGTCATGTCTGGTGGCGTTGTTTCCACCGATCTCCATAGAGCCAGGTTCGCCTCCGACTCTATGGAAGAATTTGATTCGTTCGTCATTACTGCCTATTCCGATAATAAGTTGCCAAGACACACGAAAACTGCTATTCAACTGGCTGACTACGAGCGTATCGCAATCCTGATAGATCGCAAATCAAAAACGCACCACCCGAAACACGATTTAGAGGGCTATTGACCTCAACAAACTCATACAGGTCAAACTCAATTTCAATCAGGCTTGCAGGGTCGACATCGGCGGCTTCAACAATCTCGCCTTCTGCGACAATGGTGCATCCGAATCCAGCTTCCGCATCTTCAGATTTTCTGAACACGAAGTCCTTCAGGATAACACTATCTTTAACGGAGTAGTCTTCGATGCTCGAATCGGCTGCGCGGACTAGAAAGTTCTTTTTGCTACGATCTCGATAGTTTGCACTTACAATAGATTTCATTCCAACAAACTTTCGCATTTAGAGTTAAAACCCCACGTCCCGTACACACGATACGTTCAACGCGAACATATCGTGACGTGGGGCTAGTTGGTCGGGACGGGATTCGAACCCGCCTTGGTCCCGTGACCTATCCAATCGCTGCCACTGAAGCACGGACAATTCATTGTGGCCGCCGACCAAAACCTTCGAACTATCGAGCAACAACCGCCACCGATCCGCGAGTACCGACTACTCGCGTTCGAAACAAACCGCCTACGCCTGCAAGCAGATTCGCATTGTGACCTGGAGATTGCTTCCATGCGGCATGTGCGCGGATTCGAGATCCAATCCGTCGACCTGTGTCCCAATACACGTTTTCACGTCCTCCATAGCTACCATGCTGAGCCACGCCGCTACCAGCGATAGCACGACCAAGCAATCGTGGACGCTCAGCATTCGCATCACTCGAAACCAACACCATAGCCACCATGGCTACAATTAGCCACAAGATACCGACCTTCATAACCTCGTCCTCCTAAGACGTTGACAAACAGAAGCCCCGAAACTTATTCGGAGGCAGAAATCCTAACCTTGGACAAAATGTTCTTCGCACGAACAGCTATCTGATCCAGTGCGCGAGTAACCCTGTCTTCAATCTCTTCAATCAAATCATTGTCGCGATGATACCGCACGACATGAAAACGAACATCATCTGGAACAAATGGATGGAACGATACAAAATCGCACCACTTTCGACCAGTAACCCAAAGATTACCTTGCATCTGCCATTGATAGTCGAGATCCTTCGTTCCGTCGTTCTCGATGTTTAGCAGGTGCGTGTGTATCGTGTAGGGACACTTGATTTCGAGAACACCATCGTCGCCTACCAAGCAGTCGGGAGATCCACCGCAGTGTTTGACTGCTGGATGGTCAATGAAACCAATCTGCTTTAGCACCTGTCTAGTTGGCAAGTGCCATTGGTACAACTGCCTTGCTATTGGCTCGTACTTGTGACCGTGGTCGAGATACTTAGAGTGGATTTCGTCAGAGGGAACTCCGCTAATTCGCTCAGCTAACACCTGAGCGATGTAGGTCATCGACTTCTGCGACCAACCTCCTTTTTTACCCTCTCCTGCAAGCTTTCCAAAGCAGCTTGCAGTGATCTTTCCGCAGCGAGCAGCGTACCACTCGGGAGAGCCCTGGACGAATTCAGGCGCGATTACAGAAGCAGAACCATTGTCGTTGGCACTCGACATGATAATTCTTTCTTTAGAGCGAGTATTGAATTAGTAGTGGAGGCTGGATTCGAACCAGCGGTTTTCAGCTTATGAGGCTAACGAGATGACCGCTTCTCTACTCCACTGCCGAAACATGATATTGTCGTGCAAATTGGGAAGCAAGCCCAAAACTGCGTTTTAGGGTCAGTTTTTTAGAAACGAAAAAACCCACTGGCAGATACTCGGCTGCCAGTGGGTCACTATGTCGGATCGGTGCCACGACCCGCCAGTTATATTACGCTATCAATTCTATTTTGGAAGAGGGAACAGCGTACCGATCCTGCGAATTCGATCCATAGCAGCTTGCTTGTTGGGTCTGGATTGGTAGTACCTACGCATTAGCGACAGCACGTACTCTTTAGACCACCCTGCCTTTTTGATCGCTTCTACGGCTGCTTGGTGCGATTCCAGTTCCTTTTGATAGCTGTCCAGGCTTTGCGTCGGATTGCGAACAGGTTTCGCCAGCGCTGCGAATGCGAGATCTTGCTTTAGATGTTCTCGACGATCGTCCATTGCCTTGTACTGGTCATCATTCAGAAAGTCGCTGTAGACAAAATCCGTACTGTCCCACTTCATTGCTTTTAGATCGTTGCTGAACTGCTTGTCACGTTCCTCTTGAGTTCCGTTGGCAAACTTGGTCCTATCTCCATAGGTTCCTCCGCCCATTCCCATGAGCGTGAGAATGGTTATAGCCGTCCCTTCGACTGCGCCTCTGGCTTTCATCGTGTCTTTGATTTCGGTCAGCGATAGAGGAATGAACAGTCCTCCGATCGTGGAAGACATTGTTGCCTTTTCGCCAACAACATTCTCTCCGGTCAACACGTTTGTTACCGTGGCTGGTATCGGAGCGAACTTCTTGCGAACGAAGCTAGACATAACGCTCCAAGTTGTAGGATGCCCCCACTTCCAATCGTCTCCTCGCAATGCTCGAACCTCTCCGTTCTTAACTTGTGTTCCAGTGGCTACCTGAGCAATGAGAGTGACAACCTGACCGAATCCAGACATTGGATCAATGCGTGTTTCGCCAATCTTGATCTTCATGAAATCCGATGATCTTGGGTCTAGGTCGACTGTTGGTTTTTCTTCATCGTCATCGTACAGCAGCCCTCCAATCGCAACTGCCGTAGCCAAGAATGTGCCTAATCCAATGGCATACCTTGCGTATTCCTGAGCTATTGCCCTCTTAACTCTGAACGACACTTTCGACGAAGGTAG